AGAAAATAAGCTCAGACGAACTATGGACTCGCGTTCGCTCGAAATATGTTATCAACTCCCCCTGCGGGGCATAGGAACGTAAGGCGTCCTCGGAGACCCTCGTCGCTAAAAATATCCAGCATTATCAGTAGCATCCTCATTAAGTTTTATTAAGTACTTTCTCGTAACACCACAAGCTAGACTCATCTGACCCCCAGTACCAAGAGTTACTCCTGGGGTAGGTTTTCCGATAACCAATAGCCATCTAGTAACACCAGGCCAATTATCAGAATTACCATCCTCCATACGTTGTTGATCAATAAAGTGACTCTTAGGGTCTCTCATTTGATAGGTTAACGTATTTCCGTAAGCTAAAAAATACTTAGTCTTCTTCCATATCTTCAACTTATAAGCACTCAAAGCCTGCGTAGCATCAAAAGGCGTAACACCTCTCCTTGCCAAAGTCAAAGCCGTATTAATCGTGACAGTATTGGTCCAACCATCACCAATAATAGCCTCCAATGTCTTAGGAGTATTTCCATAACTCTCCCAACTATCTCTAGACGAAATCTCATAAATATCAACCTCAACACTAAAACCAGATCCACCACTAGACGCATCCAAAGAGACATTCTGTAACGTCAAATCAAACACACCGGACTTAAATCCCCATTTAGTACTATCAGGATTAGCAGATAACTCCGTAGCAATATCAGCCATATCATTTAACCATGCATTAGTACCATCCTTCAAAGGGTATAAAGCAAAACTCTTATAACCTTGATCAGTTGTATTCACCGTATTAGTAACAGAAACAGCATCGTTCTTCACTATAGTATATGAACCAAGTGTCTTGTCATTAGCTGCCTGAACTTTCCTTACAAACCGTTTCCATTGTTTCTTCTTACGACGTGGCATACGTTTCTTACGATATACACGCGAACGGTCATATTGTGTGGTTATACCTCCTCCAGAGGATCCACGACGGGTATTCGTATTCCTAAAATTGCGAATAGATCTACCTAATTGTATACCTGTCCTTGCACCGCGAACTGCCGCGTTAATATAAGGAGCATAACGTTGTACAAATCGCGACCCCCCAGAGCGGGACCGCGTCATCGGACCGTAATAAGGACCCATCTTAGCCAATAGAAATGTGACACCTGTCTGTCGTGACTACTGTCGACAGCGACCTCTCAGCGACTGAGAGCGGTATAATTAAGATGAGCTTATTTCCTCTCATTCTCACAAAAGTGGGTAATACTAGACCACTTTTGAGAGCTCACAGAAACAGCCATTATCCAAAATGCCAGCTGGCAGAAATTGGCTCTTTACAATCAATAATCCAAGACCTGCTGATATCCCAAATCCATGGCCAACATGGGTGAAGCTATGCGTATATCAGATGGAGAAGGGTCTGGAGGGGACAGAACACCTCCAAGGTTACTTAGAAACCAAGCATTCTATACACCTAAATCAGCTCAAAGGCGTGATGCCCCGAGCGCACCTAGAAAAGCGCAGAGGGACGAGACGAGAAGCCTTAATTTACGTGACCAAAGAGGAGACGAGGATATCACCGCCGACCTTATACGGCGTCTCATCGACAGAACTCGAGAAGATTACCTCGAAATGCTCTGGGACGCTATTGAGTCTGCAAGAATCGATCTTGAGCAACCCGAATCTGACTGAAGAGGAGTTAGCAGATAAATTCTTCGAAATATGGGTAAAGTACCACAGAGCAATAAGTCGTTATTTAGTATTTAAAACTCCGCAACGTGACTGGCCAGTGGAAGTCACCGTCCTCTACGGACCTACAGGAACTGGGAAGTCCAAATGGGCAATGGAGAACTATCCAGGAGCCTATTGGAAGCAAAGATCCCAATGGTGGGACGGATATGACCGACACGACGTCATCATCATCGACGAATACTATGGATGGTTACCATTCGACCTGCTGCTCCGACTGTGCGATAGGTATCCGTTGCTGTTGGAAACCAAAGGAGGACAAGTGCAATGTGTGTGCAAACACGTCATTATTACATCGAATACTATACCTCACAAGTGGTATCGTAGTGACATCTATTTTGACAGCTTTAAGCGTCGTATATCAAAAATTCTAATTTTCAATAGTCTACTAGACAAATGTGTATTCACTAATTATAATACAATCAGTTGGTGATCGAATCCCACCCTACCGCCCTAAAAAGAAAATAAGCTCAGACGAACTATGGACTCGCGTTCGCTCGAAATATGTTATCAACTCCCCCTGCGGGGCATAGGAACGTAAGGCGTCCTCGGAGACCCTCGTCGCTAAAAATATCCAGCA